CGCTGGCGCTGCATTGTTGGGCGTGTTGCTGGTGTGGAAGGCCTATGACGCTGGCAGAGACCAAGAGCGCGCCACATGGCAAGCCGCCCGCGCTGAGCTTCTGCAACTGCGCACCGAACGCGGGCAATGGGAAGCCGACAAGCTAGCCAAGAAGTCTGACCACATCCCCAAAATAGGCGTTAAGGAGACCGTGCGTGTCGAAACCCATTGGCGCGATCGCCCTGTGCGTGACTGCTTTGATGCTGACCTCGTGCGGTCTCTTGAAGAAGCCCGCGCGACTGTCCGACAATCCGCCGCCGCCAGCACAAGCAGCGATTGAGTGCGCGCCGGCTCCGATGCTGCCGCTGCCTGCTACGGATAAGGCGCTGGCAGCCTGGGTTATTCAAAGCGAGGTTGCGCTGGCGTTGTGCGAGGCGAAGCGGGCGGCTCTTGTGGCGGCGTGGCCGCGTTAGGATAGGTGCCACGCGATTAGCACGGCTGCCGTGCAAAAGCCCAAGCCGAACCACAGAACCGGGCGCGGATAGTCGAACGGCCCCATCACATTTCTCCCGTAAACTCTGGCACCAACCGCACAGCGCCCCATTCGTCGCGCACCATGAACATCGGCCCGTCCAGGCTCATCGGCGCGTCTGTGATACGCGTGGTGGACGTGCATGTTACTCTTGTGGCGGCGTGGCCGCGCGATTAGCTTTTCGCATCTTTGCCAACCATGCGCGGCGTTCGTGGCGGTTGCCTTGGAAGCCTTCATTGCCGAACAGGATGACCGGCTGTGATGCGTCAAACGGGCCGCCGTTGATAGGGAACGGGCCGTTGCCGGTGTCTATGAGCGTCTCTGACTTTGGAGACGGCTGCGGCTCCCATGTGAATGAGTGCATAGACTGGCCGGTGATGATCGGCGGATTGTGTGCGCCGGCTTTCTGCAAATCTTGACTATCTTTCTGCAAATGTGCGCCGGCTGCGATGGCGTCTTGTGCAATCTTGTGGTCTGCTTTCCACATGGCCTCGTTGGCGGCGACATAGCGTGTCAGGCGCGCAACCTCTGCCACCGCCGCATCACGTTCGGCAGTGAGTGCGGCGAACAAGTCAGCACGGACATATTCGACCGGCTCGCTGTCCTCATCGTTGTCGGGCCAAACCTTGTCTTGGCACCATTGCCGACCTTCATGCGGGTCAGCATCAACGGCGGCTTGAAGCCAAATGCGTTCGGGATCGGGGGCGTTCATAGCGGGACCTTTCTGTTGCGGATGGCGGCGGCTGGATTGCCGGCATCAGTCATGCCGCGCCCTAGCACAACATCCATTGCGTGAACCCGCATCGCAGCTTCTGCCACCTTCGCCGCCTCCTCCATCGCCAGCGGCCAGAGTGCAGTGATGGCGGCTTGTGCGTGGCGCAATTCAGCAAGCGTTGGCTTGTCAGCCGCTACGATAGCCTCCGCTTCCGCCATGTCCCATCCACGGTGTTCCATATCGGCGAGGCGCATTGCCCGCGCCACTTTCTCGCGCATGTCAGTCATTTGGTTTGCTCCTGGATGATCTGGCGGACTGCGAGGCCGAGCGGGGTGAGGCACATTTTGGGCAATGCGTCGCGTTCAGTCGGCTGATATTCCAGCAAACCTAACCGGAAAAGATTGACGCGAACCTGCCCGTTGATATGGGGATAAGCCAGTCCAAACGGCGGGTCGGGCATTATGGTCAACGCCTCCCACTGCTTTTCAGTCAACTTGGCAGCAATCTCTTGCGCGTTCATGATGCGTCACTCTCGTTAACGGCGTCTGCGACCTTGGCCAGCAATTCCGGCACGTGCATCTGATAGCCGATGAACGGCAGCGCCTCTTTCAGCAGCGCCCGCAACCGCGCGTTCTCTGCCGCCAGCACCGCCACCCTTTCGGCATTGGCGGCCACCTCTGCGTCACGTGCAGCATGGCCGGCGCGGTAGGCTTCTGCGCGATCCATCGTGCGGTTGTGGCCGTGATGTGGCGCTGCCGTTTCCCGCGCCCACAGCATCGCTTCATCAGGCGTTGTCATGGCTGTTGCTCCTGTCCCATAATGCCGTGATGCGCCTCGCACGCTGCCCATGAGGCTTGCCATACTAGATCAAGCTTCACGCAAGCATCTGGCCGCCGCGCCCATTCGGTATAAGCCGCCTCCCACGGCGGACGCTTCACCGGCACCTCCACGCCCAGTTCCTTGCACAGGTGTTCGGCAATCGCTGCCGGGCCGTCCAGATGCTCAGGAAGGCGCTCAACGGCTGCGAGGATGGCGGCGTGGGTGATGGGCTGCTGCACTTCGCTATCGCGGACACGTTCGCGCACCACGTTGATGGGCTGCGGGGTGGGTGCGGCGGGGATGAGGGGCGGAAAGCAATCGCCGGTTCCGTCTGCTCTGAAATACCACCATCCGCAGAGGTGTGTTTGAAGCCCCGTGTCAGAAATAGGCGGGCTGTCAAACGTTACAGCAATGTCGCCGTCCTTGTAACGCCGCGCCCGCACCACCTTCGCCCCGCACGGCAGCGTGCAGCCGATAGCGGTTTCTGGCGTGAGCCAAGTGGTCGTCATGTTCGGTAAATCCATATCGCTTGCATGCGCTGCACGGATGGCGTCTGCTGTGTTGTTGGCCATGTCGTTTCTCCCAATGACGCACGCAGTAAACCGCATCAAAGCGGCACGGTCAAGCCTGAAAGCGCATCCGCCAAACTTTTTCGCCCATCATCCGCCACCGGCTGCGCCACCACATCACGCGGCTGGCGGTTGCGTTCCTTGCGTCTGATCGCCTTGGCCGGCTTCACCCGCTGCGCACCCATGCCCCATAATGTGTGTCGTATATCCTGCGCATGATTGCGTGGGCCGCTGTTATCGCTTGGCGACATGGGGTAGACCACACGTCTGCTCTTGCCATCGTAGGATAGCATCAGCACGCGATGGCGTGTCGTTTGCCCGCGTTCCCATGATACGCCAGGCCACAGCGCAAGCTCGGCATTGGCAAACGTGTCGTAATCATCAGCCATTGGACGGCGGCTCTGGCCACGGCATCCAGTGCGTTGCAGTCAGATGGCCGTAAACCGCATAGCCATCTTCATCGTAATCAATACGGCCATGTATTTCAAATGCGCCATCTTCGTTGATGCGACAATCAGGCTCCCACCACCCCTTGCCATCTGGAGTGTTGTCGCGTTTTACCCATGCCTGAAACGGTTCGCCGCTATCAGGCGCAGTGCTAATATCTCTCCACATCACCAACCTCCCATCATCACAAACAACATCACCGGCCCACCCACAAGCAGCGCCAGAATGGCCCAGCCCAGCATGAAGCTGGCATTGTCGCGTGGTTCGTTGTGCATCAGCCGTTGCTTTCCTTGATTGCGTCAATGGCAGCGCGCAAAAAGCCGTCGCGCTCATCCCACTCAAACACGCCATCGCCTTCCGGTCTAGCCTCATAGACAGTATCGCCGCGACAATCTTCGGCCCTGAAATAGCCATGACGTAGCCTAAGATAGCCCACCTTGTGGCCGCGTCCATCGTAAGCGTCGTATTGCTCTGGGCAGGCATCGCAAGTTTTAACCAGCGCGATGCCGCGATGCACAAAATCTGGATTTAGTGCCGTCATGTTCAATCCTCCCTTGTCCAAACAACGCCGTTAGCGTCGCCCCATTGCGTGATAAACGTGATGAGATCAGCCATCTCGCCAACCGTCATTTTGCTGCTGCGGAAGCCCATGGGAAACGGGCGACCGTCTAGCCCCATCTCGAACACCTGTTCATGCCCGCACGCTTGCATAAACAGCGCCTTCCACACGTCTGGAGTTGCAGCACGGCCACCAGGACGCGCCTTGGCAACATCGGTCAGCATCGCCCACAGCTTTGCGTTTTGTTCATCGCTGCGGTTGCGTGGCTTGATGACGGCCATCCAATCGGCGGGCGCTTTCTGCACAAGCGAGATAGCGCGCGCGCGGTTGCGGTCGCTGGAAAGGCTAACGTGATAGGTCACGCGCGAGCGTTCCACGCATTTACAGCGGTTTCAGCAGAGCCGCGCGCTCTGACTTCGCCGGGGCAAGCGCCACCAATACCGGTGTGCTTTCCTTCAATGTGATACCATGTGCGCCGGCCAAACGTAGGGTCGTGGCCTTCACGTTCAACAAGTTTCACATCGCACCCGCAAAAGGGGCATGGCTTAAGCTCACTCATGTTCATCTCCCTCTATGCTATACCCAGCCTCACGCGCAGCCCGCTGCAATGACGGCGACTGGCGGGCAAGGTCTTTGGCAAGCTGTAGCGCGTCAACGCCATACTTTGCCTCAAATCTTGCCCAGCCCAGCACGTCCGTCTGTTCGCGGTGTGCCTCTGCACAGCCCGGCACGGTGTAGTAATCCGGCACCTTAAGCCCCACGCCCTTGCCGCCAGCGTAATCGACGTGCATCGCTTGCACCTTGCCGTTGCATACGTGGCCGGCTTTGCCTTCAATTAGGCAGCAAAAGCCGCGCACGAATTGCAAATGCGCCGGAAAGCGTTTGCCGTCATTCTGGCGTCCGCTGTTTTTATGGCGACGAGCGAGGGGCATCAGGCAAATGCCACCAAGACATTAAACAGCGCCACAATAAAGGTAAAACGCCGCAAGCCTACGCTTTTTTCATTCCACGCAATCGCAAGGCACAAGATGCCTAGCACCAAGCTAATGACATGCGGCGTTTTCATTAAATCACCCACTTACTTGCGCCCGGCTCACGGCCAAGCATGGTAACGAAAGGCGGAACCTCATCATCAAGGTCATCAAGCGGCGCACGTCGCGGGCTGCCACCATTGCCACGCTGCGGCGCTGCATTATCGCGCGGCTCCATCAGCAGCACCCGCGTTTCAAGCTGGCCCTTGTCGTTCATCGTTGGCAGCGGCAGGCTGTCAAACACAAGGCTGATCTTGCCGCCGTCGCCTTCCCATGCGGTGCCGATGCGATGCCAAAATGTCTTGCCGTTTGAACCGGGGCGCGGCGTCATCATGTCTTTACGTGTTGCCATTGTCTTTCTCCTTAACCTGCCGAAATTGGCGTTTGGTGATTGCCGCCGCCAATCAGCGCGTAAACATCATCGAACTTGCCCATCAGCTTTTCGTGCATGTCCTGATTGTGCAGATGCAGCCGGTGCAGCGCGGTGGCGTTAGACTGCCGCCAGAGGTTGAGCTTGGCCGGGTCGCCTTCGCCTTCCATTGCGGCAAGTTCCTTCCAACGGTCAGTTGCCCACGCTTTCCACTTGGCGGCTTCATCTTCAGCACCGCCAGGCTCATCAGCAGCGGGTTTGGCTTGCGGCTTTGGCTTTGACGCCGCGTCGCCATCGTCATCCTCTGGCGCAACGCCAAACGCCGTTTGCAGGCTGTAGCGGCGAGCATAGGTGATGGCGCTGCCGTAGCCTTGGGCATCCTGCTTGCTGGCAGGCACAAACAGCACGCCACACGAGACTTCCTCGCCGCTGGCGTGACAGATCAGCGTTTCCACAGCGACGCCGCCTTGTGCGTCATGGAACGCTTGCCGGAACCAAAGCTGATGCTTCACAAGCGCCGGCTTGATGGCATCGACAACCGCGCCAAGGTCAGCATACTTGCTCTTAAAATGCGGGTTGTTGCTGTCTTTCGTAGCGCCCTCGATCTCAGGGAACGCCTTAGCCATTGCCGCAAACAGCGCAGCGCGTGGATTGCTTGCCGTCATGCCACACCTCCCACCACAACCGGCGTAAACCGCAGCGGCTTCATGCTCTGCTGTTCATGCGCCATGGCAGCAGCATTGGCCAGCGTATCAGACACGCCCATGAACGAATTGGCCGGATCACCAAACTTGCCAAGCGTGACGGAAAAGCGATGTGGTTCCAGCGCGGGGCAGTTGATGCCGATGTGCTTGGCGTCATCTGGCCAGCCGTGTTGTGCAATAGCAGCGTCTATGGCTGCGTAGAGGGGGTGTGTCATTTGGTTTCTCCCTTGGTGCGTTCGGCAAGCATGGCATCGGCAAGAGCGTAGGCCATGACAGCGGCGTTCTCGACAAGATCAGGCGTCGGGCAGTCTGCGAGCGTCGCCAACGCCTGCCCAGCAAACCAATCGCGCAAGGTCATTTGCGGCACAGGCGATTGCAAATGAAAGTCGCTCATCACAGCGCACTCCGATAAGCCCGCACAGCAACCACAAAAGCACGGCCATGACGGACGGTGAACGATGTGCAGCGCCGCCAGACATAGCGCGCAACTGCGGTGAACGTGGTGGCAGGCGGGCGGTCAACAAGCGCGGCGTTTGCGGCGATAAGGGCGGATAGGGTGAAGGTCATGCCACACCTCGCGCCGCCAGAACGGCGTTCAATGCGTTGCACAGTTCTGGCCAGGCGTTGTGCATAGCGGCAATGGCTTCAGCATCTTCGCGCGAAGTCGCGCCGTTGCACTGAGACGCGCGGACGTTATCGGTGCAGACACACCAATCGTCTTTTTCGTCGCTGCCGGTGGTGATGATCGTGCCAACCGGCCAATCTTCGCCAAACTGGCTCAGCGGCGCGGCCTTCCACGGCACCCAATGCTTCAAGGCATAGTGCGCCTCTGACATGGCCTGCATCTTGCGAACGATGCCGGCAAGGCGCTGCCAATCGTCGTTAAGCGGCAACTCGCTCATCAGATCATGCTCCCAATCTGCGCCAGCACGATGCCAGCGGTGAGGGTGACAGCCACGCGCCAGAAACGCGGATGGCAGGCGATGGCGGCGCGCGACGTGGGCCAGAAACCCGGCTCAGGGCGCGGGTCGATCAGCGCGGCGCGGCTGTCGCGCTCCTGCTGACTGAACACGACCTGCCAACCGCGCGGGCGGGTGAACGGCTCGCGCCAGGTTGCGTCGGTGACGATGTAGCGGCTCATGACAGCGCCATCCACAAGTTGAGCACGCAAAATGCAGCGTTACCTGCGGCTAAAGCCGGCCTGCCGGCCACAATGCAGGCAAGAGTTGCGCCAAGCGAAAACCCAGCGCAAAACATGCTAATCATATCGGCGCTCACAGCGACACCATCACATCGCCAGCGCGCTTGCCCAGCAGATTGACCGGCTGTGACGGTGCCAGCAGCGTTTGCAGATACGTGATAGCGGCTTGCGGATTGCCTACATAATCGCTCAGCAAGCCTTCAAACGCATCAGCCGACACGTGCCATTCAAATGCATTGCCATCAACGCAAACCTGATTGGCAACTTCGTCATTCAGGTGGGAAGCGGCTTCGCTGTAGGCGTAGTGACCCAGCAGCGCCAACAAGGCAGCGCCAGCGCGGGCACGTTCCGACACGTCAAAACGTGGCGTGCGCGGGCCTTCATCATTGCCAGCGTTGGCGCGCTCGTATGCGGCCTGCAATCTGGCGGCGTGTGCGTAATCGTCGATCATCATTCCGCCTCCCCAGTTTCAAGAATTGCTTCAAGGGCATTGGCCGCGCCAAAATAAGGCATCTTGCCGTCTGCCATCGGCGCATCGCCGCAAACAAACATCACATGGCGGCAATGATCTGCGGCAAGCTGAGCGTTCGGAAACGTCGCTTCGCCATAGCCATCAATGTCCACAATAATGCTTGCGTTGTCAGCGCCAACAAAGAAGGCACCTCTGCCTGTCTTTCCGGTATAAATCTGCATTGTCTTTCTCCCTATGTGCGGATGGCCCTTGCACTCACACCGCCCACTATTCATGCCGCAGCCGCGCGGTATATGCAAGCGCCTTTTTCACATATGCCGCAAAAAATCCGCTTGACTATGCCGCACGCTTGCCGGTTATAAGGGCGCATGACAACGCAAATCATGCCAGACTTTAGCAATCCGCAATGGCTGACCAACGCCATGAACGCGCGTGGCGTGAAGATATTTCAGCTTGCCAATGCATCAGGCGTATCACGCGATCAGATTGAACGTCTGCGCAAGGATGGCACGCGAGCAACGATTAAGACGGCGGTTGCTTTATCGCAGGCGCTGGCGACCCTATAGTATCGGCACGGTTCTCCCGCCGTCGCCGGTCTGGCCGGTTGAGCGTTGAAGGCGTTATGACGCTGGAGCTCCCGGCCAGTATGCCGTTACGCAATTGCGCCTCGTGCCAAGCGCAGTTGTGGGGAGATGGCACAGGGAGAATGACATGCCAGCACTAGGACAACCAAGCCCGCGACGTAGGCCATTGCCGGCTGACTTTGTGGAAGTCGCCGCCACCATGACGTGGCTTGCACTCAAAGAGCATTACCGCTGCGGCGAACGCACTCTGCATCGCTGGATGCTGGAAAGCAACGTATCGCAAACCCGCAAGCGCCGTGAACTGCCCGACAACGTTGCAGAACTGGCCAAGACGATGTGCGTAAGCGAGATTGCCGAAGCCATTGGCTGGAAGCGCAGCACGTTGCGGGAGCGGCTGGCCAAGGAGCAGCCCAAGATTTACGCCATGGCCGTGAACAACGGTTACGACCGCCAGCGCGAAGGGCAGTTGAAAGGCGCGGCAGCCAACAAGCTAAAAGCCGAACGCCATCCCCGCATTGTGGAAAAGCGCAAGCCAGCAGCACGTGGGCCGCGCTACAACTACACGCCCAGCCGTGCAACCGTTGGCACCGAACAGGCCATGCCCAAGACGACCGCTGATTTGGCCGCACGGTTTTTGCAAGGCTATGCACCTTGCTACCCGCGCCGAATTTACGATCCAAAGTTTCCGCATGGTTCAAGCGGCCCGCAATATGACGGCTATATCTTCAAGATGCGGCCAGGCGTGTTGACGGCTGATGAGATTGTTGCCGAAGCCGAAAAGCGCGGCTGGCGCGTTGATAGCTGGGGAGTGGCGGCATGATTGGTTGTTTTATCGCGCTATTGCCGTGGCGTTGGCAGGCTCACATTTTAGCAAGAATGGGGCATAGCGTGCCTTATATTGCCATTACGATAGGCCGGCTCATGAATGAAGCCGAAACAGCTTTGTATGGCGAAGCCCCATGACATACGCCGAACGCCTCAAACTCCGCCGCCGCCAACTCGCCGACAAGCGCAATCCTGCTGCCGTAGCACTGGCACAAATCGCCGCTGCAAAAGCCCGTGAGAAAGACAAACGCGAACGTCCTGCGCGCATGGCTAGGTTGAACGCTTTTCGCCGCGAATTGGGCTTGCCAGAGGTGTCGGTGTGATAACGCTTCCATGGCCAAACGCTGGGCTGTCAGCCAATGCCCGCATTCACCACATGGCACGCCACAAGCTCACACGCAGCCATCGCGTAACAGCCGGCTGGGCCATCAAGACAGCGCCACCCATCATGCTGCCTGCCATTGGGGACATACCCCTACGCATAACGTTCAACCCACCATCACGGCGTATCGACCGCCAGAACATGCCGCATCTGGTTAAGGCGTATGTGGACGGCATAGCGGACGCGCTGGGCATCAACGACAAGCGATTTGCGCCTGAGTATGTGTATGGGGAGCCTGTGCGCGGTGGGCGTGTCACAATCATTGTGGGCAACGTTGTGGACAGCGCCTGAGGCATATTGCACAGCGCCTAAATTTGCGCCATAAAAGGATTTGCGCCGACCCCCGGGCGAAGGGAGCCGGCGCATTGTAATCGCTGATAAGGAGCGACTATGTTTATCAATACACAGGCTTCGTTTCGTTTTCAAGTTGCGGCATATCCGCAGCAATCTTTTTTGCGCTATCGGTTGCAGCAACCGTATCATTACCCAAAGGGTGGCCGCCAGCGCCGGTTAGAGATTATCGCCCGCGTGGCGTTTGAGCACGGCATGACCGTTGCCGATCTGACTGGCCCATGCCGGCGCAAGGAATATGTCCACGCTCGCTGGCAGGCCATGAAAGCCATTCGTGCGCAGTTTCCGAAAGATAGCCTTGCAGAGATTGGCCGGCTATTTAACCGTGACCACACGACCGTCATTCACGCGCTTCGGAGCGCGGCGGAATGACGGACTGGGTTCGCCTTTGGCACGACATGCCGACAGACCCAAAGTGGCGCACGATTGCGCGCAAAAGCGGTCAAAGCATCGGCAACGTGATTGCCGTTTTCACATTTATGATGTGCAACGCCAGCGGGAACGCAGCGGAACGCGGAACGCTTTCAGGGCTGTGCGCTGAGGACATTGCGACCGCGCTTGATGTTGACGAATGCGACGTGCAAGCCATTTTTGATGCGATGCAGGGCCGCGTCGTTGATCAAGACGGCAAATTGACCGGCTGGGAAAAACGTCAACCAAAACGGGAAGATAGCACGGCTGCACAGCGTAAGGCTGCATGGAAAGAGCGCAAGCAGAACGCGCCGGAACGCAGTGGAACGCATCGGAACGCACCAGAGACAGAGACAGAGACAGAGAAGAAGGAGATAGCTAACGCTATCTCTGTTGTGTGTGCAAAGCCGGCTGATGATTTTGATGCGTTTTGGCAGGCATACCCTAAGCGGGTAGGCAAGCAGGCGGCGGCTAAAGCGTTTGCGGCTGCCAAGAAGCGCGGCGCAACGCTGGAGCGCATCATGCAGGGCTTGGGTCGCTACCAATGGCCGCCAGATGCGCAGTTCATTCCGCACCCCACAACATGGCTTAATCAGGGCCGCTACGACGACGAACCAATGGAGACACGCAATGGCAATGGACACATGGAGCGACATAACGGGACGGGCGGTGGCCAATATCGGCCAAGTGCCTCACTCGACTGGATTGAGCGCAACCTCGGACGAGCCGCTGAAGCCGACGAGGGGCCACATGGCTTGCATCGCGGAACTGTCGTTGCGCTTCCCAGCGGCTCGGGACGTTGACGCTCGGCAGTATCAGGCACGGCTTGACTTCCTGGCCAGCGACACCGCCCATCTTGCCGTTCCGCTGCTGCGTGCGGCTTGTGATCGGGTAGCACAGACGGCCAAGGGCCTGCCCTACGCCAGCGAGATTTTGACGGCAGCTACGGCGATTGTGGAGGAACGCCAGCGCGTCAATCCGAACGACCGCCAGACGGTTAACAGCGACGGCGAGTTCATCAATCCGGGTGATGTGGCGATAGGCGACCCCGGCGAGAATGTGGAGCGGTGCAAGGAGCGCAACCGCCAGCTTATGCGCGAAGGCGCAACGTATCGCGTGTTTCCGGTTGGCCGCTACAACGCTGGCCGGGTGCAGGTTGAGGATGACGGCGCGATTGTGCCGACGCACGTTTGCACAAGTGATGGCATGTTCCGCAATCGGCTGGGGCATAAGTCCGGGCTGTGGCCAGTGTGAAAATAATTTGCGGCGGCTGCATTTTCTTGTTGACGGCTGGCATGCGGAGGGGTAAACACTACCTATCAACACGGGGCAGCGCCCCACCGCAAGGGAAAAACAATGGTTAAAGTCCGCATCAGCGCCACGATTGCCGACGAATACATGACCCGCGACATGTATGAGTTTATTGGCAAAGCAGGCACTTACACCTTGACCCTTGAGCAAGCGCAGGAGTTGCGCGACGATGCTATCCACAACGCGCTTGACGTGGACTACATGCCGCCCGGCACCGCCCGCGCTTACTCCGCCTTGGCGTCCAAACTGATTGAGGCAATTGGGCAATGACCCCCGCCGCCGTCAAAGCCGCCCGCCACAAGCTGGGCATGACCCAAGCCGAACTTGCCGCAACCCTACGCCTAGCAGGCGACGGCAAGCGCAGCATCCGTCATTGGGAAAAGGGAACCTATCCGATTAGCGGCCCCGCCAGCGTTGCCATAGAAGCGCTGCTTACCGGCTGGCGCCCAAGTCATTGCATAAACCGCAGTGACGCGGTAATCTGCAAGCAGGGAGAGTGAGCATGAACATGGATTTTCAGGACGGATATTGCGATGGGCTGGCTGGCGCTGGGATGCAAGACCGCTATGACATTTCGTATGAACACTACGACTACGGTTTTCAGCAAGGCAGCCTTGACCGCAAAACCATGCTGACACGCAACGAGCGCCAGCCGCGCTCCACAGAAGGCTTTACAACGCTTGAAGAAGCATTTGCGCAGGGTGTGTTCGGCGACGCGGTAAACGACGACAAGCTAGACGCATTTGCTCTGTGGGCAGAAGGCATGGGAGACGGTGACGCATGACATGGGGCAAAAACCCATCGCCAACGCGCCGTCCTTTTGCCGTTATCGCCAAGGGCAAGCATGATGACGGCACGCGCTGGATTACGTATGAGGTCGATACGTGGGAAGGCGGCAGCGCGGCAGAGGAAACCGGCATGTGGTATCGCCAGCGCCAGACCGTGACAGCAAAGAACGTGCGCGCGTTTGTGTCGCCTAGCGTATCATTCTGGGGCGAATTGCAAAAGGCATTGGCATAATGGGAAGGCCATCACTCAAAACGCCGGAACTGTGCGACGAGATTGAACAGCGCCTAACCAAAGGCGAACCGCTGCTGCAAATTTGCCGTGATGATTGGATGCCGACAGCAAGGGCGGTTTATAATTGGATGGATGCGGACGCGGAGTTTTCTTCACGCATCGCGCGCGCGCGTGAGATTGGCTTTGACGCAATCGCTCTTGAGGCGCTGGCCATTGCTGATGAAACGTCGCACGACACGATAAAGCGGCAGGACGGCAGCGAAGGCGCAAACAGCGAATGGATTAGCCGCAGCAAGTTGCGCGTTGAGACGCGCCTGAAGCTGTTGGCCAAGTGGGACCCCAAACGCTACGGCGACAGCACCACGATTAAGGGCGACGCTGAAAGCCCGCTTGCTGTGGCTGTGCAGCGCATCGAACGCGTGGTGATTGGTGACAACGCTAAGGATTGACACCCCCCGCTGGATGGTGCCGTTTCTCGCGCCAGCACGCTACAAAGGCGCGTTTGGCGGACGTGGTTCAGGCAAGTCGCACGGCTTTGCTGAAATGGTCATCGAAGCGCATGTGATGGATCAACGCCGCCGCACTGTCTGCGTTCGTGAAGTGCAAAAGACGTTGGCGCAATCGGTCAAGCGGTTGCTGGAAATGAAGATCGAGGCGCTTGGCGTTGCCGATTATTTCGAGGTGCAGGAAAGCGTTATCAAGAGCCGTCGCGGTGATGGGTTAATCCTGTTTCAGGGCATGCAGAACCACACTGCCGACAGCATCAAGTCGCTTGAAGGCATGGATTGCGCATGGGTGGAAGAAGCGCAAAGCCTATCGCAGCGTTCGCTTGACCTGCTGCGCCCGACAATCCGCAAGCCCGATAGTGAGCTGTGGTTTACGTGGAACCCGCATGAACCGACTGATCCCGTTGACGTGCTGTTACGTGGTGAGCAGCCGCCGCCTGATGCCGTGGTGCGCGAGGTCAATTACCGCGATAACCCGTGGTTTCCTGCTGTGCTGCAAGCCGAGCTTGAATACGACCAGCGCCGCGACCCTGACAAATACAAGCACATCTGGCTTGGCGGTTACGTTGCTAACAGCGAAGCGCGGGTGTTCAAGAACTGGCGCATTGAAGAATTTGAAGCGCCTGCCGATGCTGTTCACCGCTTTGGCGCTGACTTCGGCTTTGCAATTGACCCAACGGTATTGGTTCGCTGTCACATCATCGGGCGCACAATCTACGTGGACTGGGAAGCCTACATGGTGGGCTGCGAAATTATCAACACGCCAAGCCTGTTCCTGACTGTGCCTGAAGCGGAAAGCTGGCCAATCGTGGCAGACAGCGCGCGGCCTGAGACCATCAGTCATTTACGCAATCATGGCTTCCCCAAGATCATGCCAGCCGTGAAAGGCAAGGGCAGCCTGAAAGAAGGCATCGAATGGCTGAAGTCATACGACATCGTGGTTCATCCGCGCTGCACCCATACGATTGACGAATTGAGCAGCTATAGCTTCAAGGTTGACGACCTCACCGGCCAGGTGCTGCCCATCCTGCAAGATGAAGACAACCACGTGATTGACGCGCTGCGCTATGCCGTGGAAGCCGTGCGCCGTGCGCCAGAACGCCGGCCAATGAATGTGACGCCGCTGCCCGTGCAAAATGCGTGGCGGCGATAGTTGCAGAACGGGCTTTAATGCGGCATAAGGCGTGCAGGGAGAAAGCATATGGACGATGAATTGAAGCGTGAAATTATGTCGATTGCAGCCGATTTAAACGACATTGTTTATCGCGGCGTGCGCTATGAGGTCGATAAAACGATCCGCGTTTATGACAGCGTCGGCCACGTCGGCAAAAGGCTTGACCGCGTAGCTCGCGCTGTTGGCGCTGATATGGTTGCACATCTCGGCCTATGACAGCCGCAGACATAATGAAGGAACCTCAATGGCGCGCAGCCGCCAAGCGCGCTTGGGGTTTGGACTTGGACGCGCACGAGCAGGGCCAGCGTGATTGCGCTGCCAATGCCGTTGATGACGCCCGCATAAACTGCCCTAGCTATGCTGGCGGAGTGCTTTACGCGCGTAGCTTGCACCGCGCATAGCGTTAATGTAAGGTGCCGCTGCCAAACGTCGTGATGACAGTATGGCCGATGAGGGAACATGGCGCGACCTAGCAAGGCCGAACGCGAAGCCGCAATCTTTGAGCAGGCGCTTGCGTCCTACAATCGCACGTATGGCGCTGTGCAGGAAGTGCGCGAGCAATGCCGCGACGCCCGCCGTTTTGCCACGATCCCCGGCGCGCAATGGGAGGGCCGTTGGGGTGAACAGTTTGAAAACCGCCCGCGCCCTGAAATCAACAAAATCCTTCAGGCGCTCATTCGCGTTTACAACGAGTATCGCAACAACCGTGTAACCGTGGACTTCGTGCCGCGTGACGGTGCGCCGTCTGATGAGCTTGCCGATACGTGCGATGGCCTGTTCCGCGCTGACTGGGCCGATAGCTGCGGCGAGGAAGCCGCTGACAACTGCTTTGACGAAGCGACCGCTGGCGGCTTTGGCGCGTTCCGTTTGCGCGCGTGCCTTGAGGATGAATACGACGACGAGAACGAGCAGCAGCGCATCCGGTTTGAGCCAATCTATGACGCTGACACGTCCGTCTATTGGGACTTGGACGCCAAGCGGTATGACAAGAGCGATGCCAAGGAGTGCTGGGTTGTTTACAGCATGTCGCACGAAGCGTTCCGCGCCAAGTGGGGTGTTGATCCGACGACCTGGCCCAAGCTGTCACCCAGCGCCGGCTTTGACTGGTGCGCTCCCAAGATTGTTTACGTTGCCGAATACTACCGCGTCGAGGACGAACGCGTGGCAATGGTGCGCTACACCATGCCGGACGGCACAGAGCAGGACTTTGAGGCAGAGGACGTTGAGGAAGCCTTGTCCGGTGAGGAAGAAGGCGGCGAATACGACGAAATTCGTCTGGCGCAGGCGCTTGGCGGGGTAATCACCAAGGAATGGAAAAAGCGCTGCCGTCGCGTCCATAAATACATTATGAGCGGCGGCGGCATCCTTGAGGATTGCGGCTACATCGCTGGCAAGCACATCCCGATTGTGCCGATGTATGGCAAGCGTTGGTTCATCGACAACGTGGAACGCTGCATTGGCGTGACGCAGCCAGCCATGGACGCGCAACGCCTCAAGAACATGCAGGTCGCCAAGCTGACAGAGATTGCCGCGCTGTCTGCCGTTGAAAAACCCATTCTTGCGCCAGAACAGGTTGCCGGCCTTGAGACATATTGGGCGAACGACAACCTTGAGAATTATCCGTATCTGCTTGCCCAACCGCTGACCAATGCGGACGGCTCGATTGCTGCCGTTGGCCCGCAAGCCTACACCAAGCCGCCGCAAGTCCCGCCTGCCATGGCTGCGCTGTTGCAGCTTACCGAAACGGACATGGCGGAATTGCTGGGCAACAACCCCGCCGCCGAAAAGATGGTAAGCAACATCTCCGGCAAGGCTGTTGAGATGATCCAGACGCGCATTGATATGGGCGCGTTTATCTACATGAGCAATTTCGCCAAGACCATGCGCCGCGCTGGCGAGATTTGGCTGGATATGGCCGGTGAGGTTTACGTTGAGGAAGGCCGCTCCATGAAGTCCATGGGCGAGCAAGGCGACGTTAGCACGGTGCAGTTGCTCAAGCCCAAGATTGACGAACGCACCGGCAAGATGGTGAAGGCTAATGATTTGAGCCGCGCCAAACTTGACGTTGTTACGGACGTTGGCCCGAGCAGCAGCAGCCGCCGCGATGCGACCGTGCGCGCCCTGACAAGCATGATGCAGCTTGCCGCTGACCCCGCCGATCAGAAGGTGCTTACCGCGCTGTCCCTGATGAACATGGAAGGCGAGGGCCTTACGGACGTGCGCGAGTTTTACCGCAAGCAGCTTGTGCAAATTGGCGTGTTGCAGCCCAACGAGGAAGAGCGCGCCGCTGCTAAGAAAGCGGCAGAAGAAAACCCGCCGCAGCAAGACCCGCAGGCGATGTATCTGATGGCAGAGGCAGAGAAGGCGCAAGCGCTGGCAATGAAAGCCCAGGCTGACACGCAGCGCGCCATGGCTGACACGCAAAAGGCTGAGGCTGAGACAATCGCCACGCTGGCCAAGATTGATAACGACCGCGCGAATACGGCCATTAAGGCTGCACAGGCTATTGGTGCTGGCTTGCGCCAATGACGGGAACCGCCACCCCGTTGCAAGTGGTGAGATAATGGGGTATTCATGACAACGGCAGTAGAAGTTGACGAAGCCGCCGCAGTAGCCGAACAGGCGCTGGAAACCGAAGCCGAAGTGTCCACTGAGATTGTTGCCGGTGGGGACGAACAGGCAGAAGGTGAACAGCCGGTTGAGGCAGAAGGCGAGCTAGTCGTTAGCATCGGTGAGGAAGCGCCGCCTCAAGACGAATTCACCGCCGCGCCTGCATGGGTGCGAGACCTCCGTAAGCAAAATCGGGAATTGTCAAAGCGCGCCAAGGAATTGGAGCAGCGCCTTGCCGAGAAAGAGCAGCCGCAACAGACTGCTTTACCGGCAAAGCCCACGCTCGAAGCCTGCGACTATGACGCCGACGCATACGAGCGCCAGCTTACCCAGTGGTTTGATGCAAAGCGCGCCCATGACGAAGCCGAAGCCCAGCAGCGCAAAGCGCAAGAGCAGGCAGAGGCAGCATGGCAAGCCAAGCTACAGGCATACGAGGCAAGCAAAGCCAAGTTGGGCGCTGCGGACGTTGACGATGTTGAGCACGTGGTTCGGCAGATGTTCAACGAAACGCAGTGGGCCATTCTGGTTGACGGCGCTGATAACGCGGCACTCCTGACATATGCTCTCGGAAAGAACCCGGCAAAGGCCAAGGAATTGGCCAGCGTCGCAAGTCTTTCGCAGTTCGCGTTCAAGGCCGCCAAGATTGAAGCGGAGATCAAGACGATGAAGCGGACGGCTAAACCTGCCCCTGAAGGCGCAATCACCGGCACATCACCGGGCGCAATTGGTGGGGCTGATGCAACCCTTGAGCGGTTGCGGGCTGAGGCACTCAAGACGGGCGACATGACAAAGGTCGTCGCCTACCGCCGCCAGCTTCGCGCCGCATCGTAACGAAGGAACAATACAATGCCGAACGGCTTTTCAAAGGAAGAAGTGGTCGCGTTTGAGGACGTGCTCGCTGGCTTTGATGACGCGCTGGTTATTTCCAAGCTCGTCAATGTGTATCGCCCTGGCGATGCTACCATGGAGCGCACCAATGACGTGATCTGGCGTCCGATGCCCTACATCGCATCGTCGCAGAACCGCGTTGTGGGTTCGCCTGTGACCTCGCGTGACATGACGCAGTTGAGCGTGCCGTCCACCCTTGGCTTTGCCAAGAACGTGACGTTCTCGCTTGATGCGAAGGAACTGCGCGATGCGTTGCAGGAAAATCGCCTTGGCGCTTCGGCTGCCCAGCGTCTTGCCTCGGACGTGAACACCTCGCTTTATCAGACTGCCGCTGTGTATGGCGGTCTGGTTGTCACCCGCACGACCGCAGCCGGCACGTTTGATGACGTGGCGCTGTGCGATGCGACGATGAACGAGCGCGGCGTTCCGATGGAAGATCGCAAGATCGTGTTTACCAGCCGCGATTATAACGGCATGGCAGGCAACCTGGCCAACCGCCAGAACCTTCAGACCGGCAAGACGCAGACCG